GACGAAGGAGGAACTGGAAATTTATATATTAGGGCTGGTGGAAATAATAATATATCTTTAACCGATAACGCAGTTTATCTTTATTACAGTGGTTCAACTAAATTACAAACAACAAGTGATGGCGCAAGTATAACAGGCGACCTTACCCTTACCTCGACAGATGCTAGTTCATCAGAAGACCCGACTTTAAAACTTTTTAGAAACAGTGCTAGTCCAACTGGTGGTGATAGCATTGGTCATATTCAATTTACTGGTAACAACGCATCAGGAACTGAAATAGTTTTAGCTGAAATAGAAACTGTCTTAGGTGGTACTACTGCTGGTAGCGAAGAAGGCAGAATGAAGCTTAAAGTTAGTGATGGAGGCACAGAATTTACCGTCATTGAAATTGGCTATGACAGAGTACAGTTTAATGAAGGTATATTTATTAACAATGGCAATGGCGTAAACTTTGAAGGTTCTAATGTTGATAACTTTGAAACATTATTAAACGCCACTGAACCCACTCAAGATAACACCATTACATTACCCGATGCCTCTGGCACTGTTCTCACAACAGGAAACTCAGATACACCCAGCACTACAACATCAAGCGGTGATGCAGACTTTGTTCTTGTAGATGATGGCGGAGTGTTAAAGAAAATTACGCCATCTAATCTTGGTATTACAAGCGGTGGTACAACAGCCGCTTTCGCAACAGCAATGGCAATGGTGTTATAATGGCACAGGACTTTGAAAGAAGCATAGCAAGAAATATAGGAACATCTGCTAGTACCTTGCGAACAGCTAATTCAGATGATGCTATCATAGGTATCAATCTTGCAAACGTGCATACCTCGCAGATACTGGTAAGTGTGTATATCACAGTTAGTAGTGCTGATTATTACATTATAAAAAATGCACCTATACCAACAGGTAGTACTTTACAGGTGTTAGATGGTGGCGCAAGAATAACCTTGGTGAGTGGGGACGCTTTGAAGGTTATAAGTAATACGGCAAGTAGTGTGGATGCGTGGATATCTGTTGTTGATGCTATAAGTACATAGGAGATGTTATGCCTTATATCGGTGGTCAACCAACAGCAAACTTTGTAGATATTCCATCCGTAGAGCGATTTAACGGAAACAATTCTACCACCTCTTTTACATTATCTAGAACAGTAGGAAACGACCAGGATATTGTTGTTTCTGTAGATGGCGTTATTCAAGACACAAACAAGTATAGCGTAAGTGGTACAACACTTAGCTTTAGTACTGCACCTTCAACAGGTACTGGCAATATCTTTGTAAACTTTCTTGGTCTTAATATAGCTACAGTCACACCCCCGACAGCTAATAAGTCTGACTTTATTGGTGGTGGTATGTTTCGTGTAAATGATAAGACTGTAGGTGCTAATGTCACGATAGGTGGCGCAGAGAATGCAAGTGCTACAGGCCCAATAACAGTTAACTCTAACATCACGCTACAAGTAGAAGATGGCGGTACGTTGGTGATAATATGAGTACGCTAAAGGTAACAACAATACAAACTTCTGCTGGTGGTGCAGTTACGCTGACTAATCAACATGCTGCAAAGGCTTGGGCAAACACTAACATGTCAGGCACACAGTCTAACAGAGACAGTTTTAACATTACCTCAATCACAGACGGTGGGTCTGGAGCAACAACTTTAGGCTTCACAAACAGTATGAATAACGCTGATTATTCATCTGTAGCAGAGCGAGGAACGTCAAATACAACAGCTTATGAAATATCATTACCTTACTCTACGTTTGCTAACACATCAAGCCAGTATGCGTGGCGAGCGTTTAATGTTGCTTACAGCGCAAATGTTGACGCAACATATGTAAGCACTGCAATATTTGGAGACTTAGCATGAGTGAAATCTTAGTAGATAAAATCTCAGGCAAGACCTCTGCTAATGCTGTTACTGTAACAGGTGAGAATGGTAGTACGCAAACATCTTTGCAACAGGGGTTGGCGAAGGCTTGGATTAACTTTGATGGTACTTCTACAGGGGCAGTTGGAGATTATGATAGAGGTTCACTGAATTGTGCGGTGATAATTGATAATGGTACAGGCGATTATCGCATAGGATTTAGTAATAACATGGCTAATGTAAATTATTCAATATCTGTAAATGGTAGAAACTCTACTACCGCAAGAACAGTATATAATTGTGGTGGTCCTAGCCAAACAGACCCAACTTCTGAAAATTTTGAAATTGCCGCATTTAATGAATCTGGAGTTGCTTACATTAATTCATCACATATGTTTGCATCAGTTCACGGAGACTTAGCATGAGTACTTTGAAAGTAGACAATCTCCTGTTAGCAGATAATACTAAAGGCACTGGTAGAGTGCTTGAGATGTTTGGTGGTGTATGTGCTGGACAAACTTTTGAAGTTTTAAGTGGTTCATATACATTAGAAAATGTTACTGGTGCGCAAAATATGACTACGAGTTATGCAGATATAACAGGTAGTAGCATAACTTATACACCGCCTGAAGGTACAAAAAATGTAATTTATACATACAATTTTATGTTAGCTAGGGGTGACGGTAATGCTATGGTAAACGGACGAGTTTATCTTGATGATAATGAAATAATTTATCGTAGGTTTACCACGGGTCAAAACACTGTCTATGGACATCACACTACAATTGTTGCTTCATTTCAATGTAATGCTAGTGCTAATGATTTTAACACTGGCGCACTTACAAGTTGGACAACTCCAAAAACTATAAAGATACAAGGTAGAGAATATTCTAGTACGACTGAAGCTAAACTTCACGAAACTTATTATTTTGATGGAGTAGGTTCTTCTCAACTTCATCCACCTTCACTACAAATAACAGCAATAGGATAACCAATGAATACACCACAATTCAAAGGCACACATTTATTTGACAGACTATGCTGGGCTAAAGAAAACCTAGACGGAGTACAATCAGACTACCGTGTAGTATATGAAGACAACATAGAAGAATGTGCAAAGATACTTGTGCCTGACCCAAATTGGATGGCTTGTGCTTTACAGGGTGGTATATTGCCGCCTGTTTGGGTATATTGGGAATTAAAGAAGGATGAAGCACAACCTGACTTCAAGAAACATACTCGTGGTTATCTGTTGCATCAGACAGAACCTATCGAGGCAATGACAGAGGAACAAGCAATAGAATATTTAATTCAGAAGGACATACCAGAACACGTTTGGAAGAATTGGGATGAAGGTAATCGTCCAAAGATGGTTATCTGTAGGAAGAATCAACTTCCTGCAACAAGAGAGTGGAGAAACGCTTGGCGTATCTCTGAAGAACTAGCCGCATAAAGGAGATTTAGATGGCTGTAACAACATACATAGTAGATAAGGACGGCAATCAAGCTAATTCCGCTAGTGTTACTAAGCCGTCTGACCGTCATTTTCGTGGTGCTTGGACACTTTCTGGTAACGTAATATCAGAAGATTTAGCTACTGCGAAAAACATTTTTAAAGATAAAATTAGGGAAGTTCGCGCACCTTTGCTTGAAGCAGAAGATGTAGTGTATATGAAAGCATTAGAAGCAGATGATGCAACTGCAAAAGCGGCAAGTGTAACAAAGAAAACTAATCTTCGTAATGCTCCAGCAGCTAGTGCTATCACAAATGCAACAACGATTGCAGAACTAAAAGCCGCATGGGATACAAGTTTGCTAGGAACTAGTCCTTACGCATAGGAATGGGCTATGGCACTAACACAAGTTAGAGGTGATGGATTAAATTCAGACGCAATCAGCACAGTTAACTCTGATGGCGGTGCTGTAACTACTTCCGTTGTTCAGGGGTTGGCGAAGGCTTGGCACACCTTACATGGAACAGATACTATATCTACACTAGATTCTTTAAATATTACAAGCATTACAGATTCAGGAACAGGAAACTATGCAATATTTATCAATAATAATTTTGCAAATGCAAATTATGCCTCTACGTCTTCTTCTGCGTATGCATCTGGTGGAGTAAAAACTTTTACATATGACCGAACAGATTCTGAAGTAAGGAACGCAGATAGCACGGATGGTACAGGAAGACATAATTTGAGTACAAGTAATCCATCTGGTTCAGACACTGATTCAAATTGGATTAATGCTGTATATCACGGAGACTTAGCATGAGTAGAGCATCAGATTTAGCTAATGTAATAGCCAGTGGTTCTACTAATATTGTAGCAGAAGGTACTGCCACAACTAACTTGCAACAGGGTCTTATTAAGGCTTGGATGGATTTGAATGGTTCTACATTTGGTTTAAGAGATAGCTTTAACGTATCTAGTGCTACAGATAATGGTGGAGGTAACTACACTAAAACTTTAACTAATAATTTAAGTGCCGCTCAAGCAGGTACATCTGGTAGTGCCTGTTCAAATACAGCGTATTCTGATAGAGAATGTTCTGTCATACCAAATGCAACCAGTTCTTTGCAAATAAACACTGGTCAGGATTATACTACCAACAGGGCTGATTCTGAGTTTACTAATACGATGATGTCAGGAGACTTAGCATAATGGCAAGCGAATTAAGAGTAGATACACTAAAAGATGCCAGTGGTAATAACTCCGTTGGCTTGTCGTATGTAGCAAATGGTAGTGCGAAGGCTTGGGCTAACTATGGCGGTTCAGGTACAACATTAAATGATTCACTGAATACGAGTAGTGCCACAGACCACGGCACAGGTCAGTACACCACCTCTTGGACTAACTCTTTTGGTAATGCTACCTACGCTGGCAATATGTTAAGTCAAGGAAGCAGTACAGCCAACACTGCTTATTTCTTCAATATGTATTTTGGGGGTATGGCCACAGGAAGCCTAAGAGTTAATAGTTATAGTCAGGCTATTCCGGGTTTACAAGATTCATCAAATGTTTCAACAATGGGTCACGGAGACTTAGCGTAATGCCATACATAGGAAAAAGCCCAACTAACGGTGTACGCACACGCTTCTTATACACAGCTAGTGCAAATCAAACAGTATTCTCAGGAAGTGACAGCAGTTCTAATGTCCTTGTGTACACAGATGGTATGTACATGGATGTATATCAGAATGGTGTGCTACTAAAACCTACCACAGACTATGCCGCAACTAATGGAACATCTGTAACATTAACAACAGGGGCATCAGCTAGTGATGTCATTGAGATGGTTGTGTATGATGTGTTTAACATTCAAGGTAATTACACCAAGACTGAATCAGATACACGTTATCCATTTAAAGGTAACAACAGTATCATACGTCTCAATGGTCAGACAATAAGCAATGACATTACAATAGATAGTGATGAGAATGGTATGTCAGCAGGACCTATTACACAGAGTGCTACGGTTACTGTTAATGGATATTGGAGTATAGTATGACCAGTGTATTAAATGTAGATAGCATTGCGGCAAAGGATGGCACTAGTCCTGTTGCGTTGACTAAGCAACATGCAGCTAAAGCATGGTTAAAGTTTAATGGTAACACTCCAGCAATTACAGACAGCTTTAATATTTCAAGTGCCTCTGATGTAGGTGGGGGAGAAGCCACTCATGTGTTTATAAACAATATGGCAAATAATACATTTGTATATGCGGGTATGGGTGGATATAGTGATTTTGTTCAATCTGGCGGTGCTGGTAACACAAGTAGAAATAACGCAACACCAGATACAACTTCCACTGTAACATTGTTAAATTCTAATTATAATTTTACCAGAATAGATACAGCTAATATGAATAGCGTAGAATTTGGAGACCTCGCATAATGGCAAGCAAACTTAAAGTAGACGAACTTGAAGGTGTAACCACTGCTGGGTCAATAGATGTAACTAGTGAAGGTGGTGCAGTTAGTACTAATTTACAGCAAGGGTTGGCGAAATGTTGGACTTCTGACGAAACTTTAGAAAGTGATACTGCTGGGGTATGGACAGGAGATACGTTTAACGTAGCATCAATTACGGATGAAACTACGGGGCAGTGTTTAGTAAATTTTACAAATGGATTTGGAAATACTGGATTTTCATCACAAGGAACACAAGCTGGATTTTCTGTAAATGATATAGTAAGCACTAAAGAAAATAACACCACTACTAGTAGAGATAATGTTTACATATATGACGGTTCATATAGAGATGCTCCCTTTTGTTACACGGTGTTTGGAGACTTAGCGTAGGAGGCTAGATGTTTTTTGGCGTATTAACATTTGCTGAAGACGCTTTTGCCTCCGTTGGTAGAACCGATGTAACAGTCGCAGTTACAGGAGTTAGTGCTACATCTGCACTTGGTAATGAAACTGTTACAGCTAGTGCGCTTGTTATCGAAACAGGAGTGGTTGGAACTACTTCTCTAGGTAATGAAACAGTTACTGCGGATGCAACCTTTGCAGTCACAGGCGTTGCTGGTACTACAAGTCTGGGCAACGAAACTGTATCTTTACCAAAGACAGTAGAAGTCACAGGAGTATCAGCTACCTCTGCACTTGGAAGTGAGACAGTAACAGCAAGTGCAACAGTATCCCCAACAGGAGTATCTGCCACAGGGCAAGTTGGTGATGAAATTGTAAATACTGGTGTTGCTGTAGTAGTTTCTGTCACAGGGGTCGAGGCAAAAAATAACTTCAACCCTGAATTTGGTCTTACCTTAGACAATACATTTGGAGTTAGAACTGCAATAACAAGTAACTTTGGTGGTACTAATTCAACCTTTGCAGGAGAAGCTCAATTACCAAGTTCTTTTTCTGGTGGGGCAGAGTGTCTCTTTGATATGGGTGGTGCTTTCCACGGCACTTTTCTAGGTATAGCCAAAATAAGTAACGTATATAATTTACGTTATAGGGCTGGTGATGGTCAATCTTCAGTTCAAACAGCGACTGCAAATAATGCTCTAAAAAACATACCTATTTCTGAATTATCTCAATTTTTTGATGGCGGTGTTCACACTCTTGTTTGGGATATAAAACCGTCAAGTCAAGGAAGAATAAGATTATTTATAGATGGTCAACTTATCATAGATGAAAGCACCTCTGCCGCATTAGGTGCTGGCGGTGCAGGGCTTTTTGCGGGAGGTAATGAGGGTGGTTGGGGTCAAGGTTTTGGTAACAGTGTTGCTGGTGGACAATCTGATACCAATCTTCAAAACCTTACAGCATGGTCAGGCACTATAACGAATGGATTACGTCATTATCAAGATGAATTAATAGATGTAACTTCCGTAAGTGTAAGCACAGAACTCAACGCTATAGCCACGCCTTCTGGCGTATCTGCAACAGGTGCTGTTGGCAATGAGACAGTAGCAACTACGTCAAATGTTACTGTTGTTATTGAAGGGGATGACCTACAAGCCAATACAGCACTTGGCAATGAGACAGTCACAGGCACAGCCGTTGTTATACCAACAGGTGCAAATGCTACCTCTAATGTTAGCTCACCTACTATCATTGGTGCTGGAATATCTGGCGTCACGGGTCAGGCGGTCACGGGCAATCTAGGTGATGAATCTGTAACGGCTGATGCTAATGTATCTATTACAACAGGTGTAGTTGGTAATACTGCCCTTGGTAATGAAGAAGTCATCATTCCCGTTATGGCAACGGGTGTAGGTGCCACAGGTTCTGTTGGCAACGAAACGGTTGTTGTTGATTCTAACGTTGTACCTACGGGCGTTGAAGGTACTACAGAACTTGGCAATGAAAGCATATCGCTATCAACAGTTGTTTCTGTAACCAACGACAATATCATTGCGATTGGTGTTGCAGGTAGTCTTACTGCAACAGGCACATCTAATCTTACACTTACAGGGGAGGAAGCTACAGGCTCTGTAGGCGATGAAGAAGTAAGTATATCTGTTACAGTAGCAGTCACAGGAGAAGAAGCTACCGCATCGTTGGGTAATGAAACAGTTTTCTTGTCTATTGTTGTACCCGTAACAGGGGAGGAGGCTACTACAGCTTTAGGTAATGAGACAGTTACTGCAAGTTCTGTAGTAATCCCAACTGGTGCAGCGGCTACAAGTAGTCTTGGTGATGAGACTATTGAGTTAATTACTACAGTAGATGTAACAGGAGTTAGTGCTACTGGTTTTGTTTTAGGTGAATCGGCCCTAACGTTTGCTTTAGATGCTGTCTTTTTTGTAACAGGATTGTCAATTACAGGAAATATTGGTACTGTGTTGGTGTATGGATCAATTATTCCTAACCAATTTACGGGATATTCAGAGGTAAATGTGAGCCAAACACCAAGTTATAATAATGTAACAGGAAACACAGCTAACTACACTAATGTAGCAATTAGTCAAAACCCTAATTACTCAACAGCTATCCCCAATCAAAACCCAGATTGGGATGAGGAGGCCGCCTAATGGCAAGTACATATACAGCTAACTTAGGTATAGAAAAACCTGGGTCTGGAGAACAGTCTGGTACTTGGGGTACTACGACCAATCTTAACTTTGATATAATTGATAGAGCTATTAATGGTGTTGGAGCAATTACTTTATCGGGGACAACCACTACTCTAACCACAAGTGATGGGTCTTTATCTGATGGTGGCTATAAAGTTTTAATTTTAGGTGGTTCTCCGTCAGGCACAAACACAATAACAATAAGTCCAAATAATCAAGCAAAAGTATTTCTAGTTTTTAACAATACCAACCAAACGGCAACCTTTACACAAGGGTCTGGTGCGAGTGTGAACGTCATAGCTGGGCAAACAAGCTGGATATATGCAGACGGTTTGGGAAGCGGTGCTATTGTAAGAGCAAGTATTTCTACTTTGTTGGAGGATACTACTCCCCAATTATCGGGAAATTTAGATGTAAATGGTCAAAGTATAACAAGCGCAAGCAATGGAAACGTAGTTATAGCACCAAACGGCACAGGAGATGTGCAACTCGATGCAGATACTGTAAGGGTTGGAGACAATAATGCTGCTGCAAACATTGCTAGTAATGGAGATAATGATCTTATATTAAAAACAGGAAACTCCACAACAGGTTCTATGCAAATAACAGATGGAGCCAATGGTAATATAACGCTTGCTCCAAATGGTACAGGGTTTGTTGGCGTTCCAAATATTCTTTTTAGCACCACTGCCACAGACACAAATTCTAGTAATTGGGAAATAAAATTAAGCGGTGGTAATTTATTCTTTGCATATAATAACTCTAACAAAATGAAGTTAGACCAAAGTGGTAACTTAACGGTTGTGGGTGATGTGACTGCATCAGGATCTCTATAATGTCATCACTTCAACAAACAGGGGCAATAAGTCTTAATCAAATTGCGGCCGAATTTGGTGTAACTTCTGGTGCTAGAAGTCTAACGGATTTTTATCGTGGTGGCTCAAACGTATCAGCTACAGAAACTGTTACCTCAAGTGCTACAAATGCGCCCTCAGACGATAACCCCGTATCCAATTTTGCTAATGTGACGGGGTTAACTTTAACAAGAACAAGCACAACTAATTCTACAGATACTGGTTATGTGACACGAAGAAGTTTTGGCTCTGATTCTCAAGGTGGCCCAGTTAATTTTTTAATATCAGAAAATCAAATTAATTCTTTTACGAGGGTAGATTGGAGGCTAAGACGTACTGGTGGAACTAATGACAATTCAGTACGAGCCAAGATTAGCAGAAGTCAACAGGTGTCATCAGGTGGTTTAACAACAATGAACACTTCTGGAACAAGTCATGCCTTTACAAATATAACTCAGATTGGTTCTTACAGGTATAACACTGGTGACGATGGTACATTTGTTGAACAAGACAGAAGATATGGTACTGAAACTGTTCTTAGTTACAGTTTTACAAATAATTCATCCTATGCTGTTACTATAGTTGGAGCTACAACTGAAACTGTTCAAGTTGGTGAGACTATCACAACTGTTCTTCCTGATTCAAACAATCAATACACCTGTTCTTATACACCTGTAAGCAATGATCAAACAGAAAACGCCTCTCCACCTACTAGTGACTCACCAGTAAGTGACTTTGGTGGTATTACAGGTTTAACGTGTACAAAAACCGCAAGTGATGCTTCATCACTAAGTAACACACAAACAACTCAAACAGTTACACTAACCGCTGGTGTTACTTATAATTTTACTGCTGCGGTAACATACACAAAACTTAGTGCTAGTCAAGAACAGGCATTTGGTGGGTATCAAATGGGTTCTGATAGAGCCGATAGCGGTGTAACAGTTGGTGTAAGTGTAAATGCATCAGGGTCTGGTAATCCTGCTACAAATCGAGATAGAGGCACATTTTATAATGGCGTTAGCCAAGGCACTTCATTCACAGGACAACCATTATTAGCGGTTACTGATTTAGCTAGAGGCGGTGGAAGACACGCTGGTGGTAATCCTTCAGTAACTATTAATATAACCGTACAAGGTACACCTTCAGCAAATACAGTTCTTACTTTTTATCCAAATGCTAGCTCATCTCCATCTAGACAAGGAGGAAATAGTACCTTTAGTTCACAAACGCTTACTAATTCTATAGCATCATTGTATAATTTTACAAATAACACGGGTTTTCCTGTAACAATATCAGGTTCTGGAGTAACAACAACAACCATACCTAATGGTGGCACAAATAACGAATCTTTGTCTGAACCTAGTGGTAACTTTACTATTCAATATCAAGTAGCTAATCCACAGGCGTTAAATGGTAATATTCCTACTAGTGGAGCGATTAGTTTTACTGATTTCTATGGTACGGAGGACTTCACTTAATGCCTTTGACCAAGCTACAATTTCAACCTGGAATTAATCAAGAAGTAACCGCTTATTCTAATGAGGGTGGTTGGCGCGATTGTGATAAAATACGTTTTCGTTTTGGTTATCCTGAAAAAATGGGCGGTTGGTCTAAACTTACAAGTTCTACATATTTAGGTTCTGCAAGAGCGTTACATAATTGGATAGCATTAGACGGTTCTAACTTTTTAGGCATAGGAACACATTTCAAATATTACATAGAGGAAGGTGGTCGTTTGAATGATATTACTCCAACTAGATTAACCACAAGTGCTGGAGATATAACTTTTTCTGCGTCTAATGGTTCTACAACAATTACAGTTACTGATTCTGATCATGGGGCCGAACAATTTGATTTTGTTACTTTTTCGGGCGCAGCATCATTAGGTGGGACAATAACGGCAACTATTTTAAATATAGAATACCAAATACAAAAAATTGTAAGTAGCTCTCAATATGAAATTACAAGTTCTGTAGCCGCTAATTCTTCTGATTCAGGTAACGGTGGTGGAAGCACTGTCGGGGCTTATCAGGTTAACGTAGGAACAGACACTCCTGTTGGTGGGACAGGTTGGGGTGCTGGAACATGGGGCGGTCAAACAAACGGAGCTTTGACAACGCAATTAGCTGAAGCACTAGATGCTAGTGAAACAGGGGTTGATGTTGATGATGAAACAGGTATCACTACTACTGGAGATGTTATTAAAGTTGATGACGAATTAATGCTTGTCACCTCTACAACTGATGATAATACTTTGACTGTAACTAGAGGTTATGCAGGAAGTGGAGCCGCTAGTAACGTGCAACCTACGGGTAGCACGGGTATCGCAACTACTCATGCTGATAATACTTTAGTAACATTAGTTAAAGGAAATACCGACTCCTCAGATGATTTTTCTGGTTGGGGAGACGCAGCTGCTGGAGGTTTAACTACAACTAATAACATACGTTTATGGTCACATGATAATTTTGGTGAAGATTTATTGATAAATGCGAGAGATTCAAATATATTTTATTGGGATAAAACTGAAGCAACCTCTACAAGAGCAATAGAATTAAGTGCCGCTACTACAGGTGTTGGGACAGGGCCTAAACGTGCAATTCCACAAAAATCAAAACAAATTATCGTTTCGGATAAAGAAAAGCACGTCATAGCTTTTGGAACCGATAATATATCCGCTGCTTCGACAAGCACAACAAGCGCAGGAGATTTAACTTTTTCTGCTTCAAGTTCTTCTAGAATTATAACTGTAACAGATACTTCTCATGGCGCACAGGTAGGAGATTTTGTTACAATAAGTGGTGCAACAAGTTTGGGTGGAACAGTTACAGCGGATATTCTTAACAGACGATATGAAATAAAAACAGTACTCAATGCAAATTCATACACAATTGAGGCTTTAGCAATTGCAAATGCAAGCGATTCTGGTAATGGTGGGAGTTCAACAATAGGTCTTTATCAAATATCAGCCATTACTGGAGATAATATCCAAGATCCGTTATTGATACGTTTTTCCTCAAGAGGAAGTGCTACTGATTGGTTTCCAACAGAAGAAAATACGGCAGGAGATTTATTGCTTGGCAGTGGTTCAGAATTTGTGCAAGCTGTTGAAACAAAAAGAGAAATATTAATTTGGACAGATACTTCTTTATTTTCAATGACTTTTGTTGGAGGTCAGTTTGTATTTTCACTTCAACAATTATCTTCTAATACCACCATTATAAGTCCTAATTCAGCCGTTGCTTCTGAAGATGTTGTTTTTTGGATGGGTAAAGATGCTTTTTACGTGTACGATGGAGCTACTCGACAGATTCCATGTAGTGTAAAAGATAAAGTTTTTTTGGATTTTAACTCAGAATTATCAGATAAAGTTTTTGGGGGTATAAATTCTGAATATGCAGAAATAATATGGTTTTATCCATCAGCTAATGCTACGGATAATGATCGGTATGTTACTTATAATTATCAGCAACAAATATGGTATTTTGGAACTTTGTCAAGGACTGCGTGGTTGGACCGTGGCTCACGGCCCTTGCCCATAGCAACAGGTGGTCAGTATATTTATAATCATGAGGTAGGTTATGACGATGATGGAAGTGCTATGAATTCATTTATTGAATCATCACCTATTGATATTGGAGATGGTGAAAATTTCACATTTATAAATAAAATTATTCCTGATGTTTCTTTTGTAGGGTCAACAAATTTAAGTTCTCCACAGGCAACTTTTACTATAAAATCAAGAAATTTCCCTGGTGAAGACTTTGGTAACACGAGTTCAGGCGTTACAACAAGGTCACAAGAAACGCCTGTTGAATTATTTACAAAAGAGTTAAACGTCAGGAGTAGAGGTAGATCTTTTGCATTAAGGATAGACTCAAACGCAGTTGGTTCTAAATGGAAACTTGGTAGCCCTAGAATAAATGTTAGACAAGACGGAAGAAGGTAATTGATTTGGCAGTCGAAGTATCTCCACCACGATTACCCGAACCACCAGAGGAATATACAAAACGTTATATGAATGATTTATTGCGTTCTTTGCAATTTTTTATAGAACAGCAAAATCAAGATGGAAGTTTAAGAGGAACCAACCTTACACTCACAGATTTACCAACATCAGAGCTTGGATTAGAGACAGGAGCATTGTATAATGACTCAGGAACAGTTAAAGTGAAATTATAATGGCAAATATTTTTGACAGATTAGGTAATGCGCTTGAGGATGTTAAAGACACCTTCGTAGAGCAAGCTCCTTTAATACTTCCCATTGCGTTAAATATTTTAGCACCTGGTATGGGAACTATTGCAGCTTCTACTTTAGGAGCAGGGATTGGTTCTTTGATAAGAGGGGATGATTTAAACGTTGCCGTAAGGAACGCTGCTATGGCAGGAGCAACGGGTGCAGCATATAAAGGTTTTACTGGGGGTGGTTTAGAAGGTATTCGTCAGGATATTGGGCAGACGGGTCAATTTTTTCAAGATCCTTTAAGTTCCAAACAGTATGCCCCCTCTGTAGGAGGTAGTTTCGGTGTCTCAGAACAACCAATCACAGATAAAATAGCTGATGAACCTTTTGAACGTGTGCCTTTAGAGGACCCTAGTTTTTTAAAGGGTCCTTTTCAATCTACTCCATCTGGCACAGACATTGTAAATTCAACTCAATATAAAGAATTATTTGCACAAACCCAAGCAGCAAACCCTCAATTGGGACCTGATGCTGTAAATAAACTAGTTATAGATGATTTAAAAGCAAAGTTTTCTCCATCTTTCGTAGATAAGTTTGCTTTACCAGGTGTTCTTGGGCTTGCAGCTCTTATGGATAATTCTGGTGAGGAGATGGATGAAGAAGAAATGCCTTTGACGGGGGCAGAATTATTAGAAATGTACCCTGAAGAGTATGGTATCAATTTGCCATATCTTGATAGACCTTTGTTTTCTGCTAAAAACGGGGGCGTTGCAAGAATGCAAAATGGGGGTGGTGAGGCTGTACCTAATAAATATAAGGGTTTTTCCAAACTACCTGAAGCGGTTCAACAAAAAATATCTCCTGAATTAGCTCAAAAATATGACGATGGTGGAGTAGCTCAATACTTTCCAAGACGTAATGGTGGGATAGGCCCTGGAGAGGGTTCTGGAACCAAAGATGATGTTCCCGCTATGTTAATGGATGGTGAGTTTGTTATGACACGCGATGCAGTTAAAGGTATCGGTGATGGTAATTTAAATAAAGGTATTGATAGGATGTATACTATGATGGATCGATTTGAGAGGATGGCATAATGGCAACCACCACGCAAATAGTTTCCGAATCACCAGAGATTGAAGCAAAAAAACTTGCCTTAATGGATGCAGCAAAGGCACTTTTAGAACAAGACCGTGGAGATTTGCCTGATTATGAGTTAGCAGGACTATCTCAATTACAAAAAGATGCTATAAGTCAATTGACAGAAGGTGGATTGGGGGACTTTGCAAGCCTTTTGGATGAGGCAGCGAAATCTTACAGGGATGCAGGAAGTGGTATTGGAGAGGGCGATTTAGATCAATATCTAAATCCTTTTACAGATGAAGTAATATTAAGAACACAAGATGATATTGCCCGACAGAGAGCAGCTCTTAATCCTGAGTTAATGCAAAGTGCAAGTTCTTTTGGGCAAGAGGGTATGTCTAGAGATTTTTTACAAAGAGGTCTTGCAGATCAGGAAGCAATTAGAACTAGCGCAGGGCTTACAGGCGAATTAAGAAGAGGTGCATTTGACAATGCGGTTACTAATTTAGAAAATCAAAGACGTAGACAAGCTTTAGCGGGTCAAGGATTGGGTTCGATTGCAGAGGCCCTACCTGCGCTTACGCAACAAGAACTAGGCTTTATGTTTGATGTTGGCGCACAGGATCAAGCACAGGATCAAGCAGAATTAGATACTGACCGCAAAAATTTAGTGCAAGAGTATTTTAGACCGTATGAAGATTTGAGCTTTTTGTCAGATATTTACACAGGTGCTCCATCCTCTGAACAGACCTCTACCTTTGGTGGTAGTGCGTATCAGCCTAGTGCTGCAGAGCAATTATTTGGTTATGGTTTATCAGGATTATCAGCTGCTTCTGGGGCTAAGAACTTAGGATTATTTGGATAATGGCACAAGATTTTGGAAGCATGACAGGATCAGATTTTTTACGGGCGTTTGGTCGTAATGCTAGCCCTAGCCCTAGCCCTAACCTTAATCGCGCCCCTGCTCAAAACAAAATCAATAGTGGTGTTCCGTCATTATTAGAACTGTTTAATAACCCAAAGTACGGAGAATTGCTCAATGAATTATATCCTGATAGGTCTGAAGATGCTCGTAAACAGGCTTTAGGATCATTTCTATTAGGGTCTTTAGCACCTGCGGGTTTGAGAATAGCGCAAGGTGTTCCAATAGCACAAGCTCTTGAACCAACGCTCACGGACCTTGCTACGGCAGGAAGTGAAGCAAGAAGAGTAAAAGACGTTACAGAACAAGCAAGACGAGAGGAACGATTTAAATTAGCCTCTGATGAATTGACAAGAAGAAGAGCTTCCGAAGCTGAAGCTAATAAGTTGCAAGCATTTCCCGCTGGATCACAGGTTTTTAGAGGAAGCAATCTAGCTTTTTCAGTGCCTGAAAAATTTACAGGGAAAACTTTGTTTAATGAAGAGGGCGAAGCTACTTTTGTCACTAATCAAAATGAAGAAAACAGTGCTATTGAAAAAGGATTTAACCAAACAACTAGACCACCTAAAGAAAAAACCTCTGTTGATCCTGGGACGATAGGACAATATGTATATACAGGAAAAGAACCTTTACAGACACCTTTTGGTACTTTTGAACCCAATGCACGATATCCTTTAGGTTCAAAACAATTGGCCTCTCTTGGAGCAAGTCAAGCTTTATTTAAAAAATACGAAAAACCTGAAATTGATCGTTTTAATGAACCCAAAGAATTATATAATTTAGAGACAGGTCAGCAAACTTCAGTGTTAACACCGACTGCGTATGAGGAAGCAATGAATCTTGGGTTTACTTCTACTGTTGCTCCTAAAGATAAAGTTTTTGCAGACTCGAAGTTTTACAGAAATACTGATACAAATGAAGTTAGAGCTTATACTAATGAGGAATTTGCTAAACTGCCAAGGGAAGAAAGAAATCAATTTGTTCCTTATAAAGATGAAGGCAGAGGTACTTTGCAACAAGTTGCTTTCAAGACTCCTCAAGTTATAGCAGGGAAACTTCGACCTGCAGGTACTGTTTTCCGAATGTATGATGATGAAATTAAAGCTTTGAGTGGAGAAGCGAGAGGTGAATTAATCACACCTACTGAAATGTCTGATGTTAAAATAGTGTATAAAAGAAATGAGGAAACAGGTGGAGTGGATTTTAAATCAGTCTTTACTCCTCAAGATCTTCAAGATGCAGTGAATGACGGTTTTACAGTGAATTCTCTAAAAGACTTTGCTTTTGTGCGTATGTATAAAATGGTTGAAAAAGATGGTGAAAGCACTCCCGTTTATGCAACAGCTAAATCTGAGGCTCAACAAAATAAATTAATAGAACAAGGGTATGGTCTTGCTACGCCAGACGATTATAAAGTTATTGGTAATAAGTTGTTTGCAGTTTCCCCTGAAGGAACTCGTTTAATAATTGATGAAAAAGAACCAATAAATCTCTTCAACGCAGATAATAAAGTAATGCGAGTGAAAACTGAAGAAGAGATACAAAATGCTGTAGCAAACGGTTATATTAGAACCACTCCAACAGAAACCAAAGGGTTAACAGAAGCAAGAGCACGAGTGCTCATGGTTCCTGTAGCTCAAAAAATCGCATCAGGTAATTTCTCACCTCAAGATAAAATCGATTTTGAAAGCAACTTATCCGCTATTATTTCTGCAAGAAGGTTAGTTCCAAATCCTGACGGTGGATTTATGATGAGTGACGCTAATGTCCCTCCTTTTGTGATTGATGCTATTAGAAAAGCTAGATTAAAAGATGAAACTTTTCCTACTTACGGTTTATTGCCAGAGGATGAAACAACAGAACAAGCCGAAAATGCAATCTTAAATTATGACGGTATCATTCAAAACGACATTGACTATCTTTCTAATTTAGGACCTCAAGCAAAAATTGCTAGGGGTATTGAGCAAGGTGCTAACTTTTTCTCTCTTTTAACTACTGGGGATGAGATTTCAGCCCAACAAGGTAGAGCAGCCCTCGATGACATTAATGCACTTAATGCTATTACAGTCACTCGAACACTTGGTGCGTTAGGTGGAAAAGACACGGATGCTCTTCGTAAGAAAATAGAGGAGCTTAATTTTGATCCTTATGGGGCAGGAACGACTCCTGCTTTGGCAAGAAGCAAGACGAGCAATATGTTATCCTTTATAAGTGATAGCATTAAAACGTTACAAGACGAATTAGAAACAGCAAACACCATTACTGCACAAACTAAAATACGAAAAGATATATCAAATTTAAGTTATTTAAAAGGTGAATATCAAAAGTTACTTGATAGATTAACTGTTGGTAAAAAAGACCCTAAAGAATATGAAAGAAAAAATTAATTCATGAGCACCGTACAAGAATTTAAAAGAGACGTTGACAGAATCAAAACCGCTCCATTTGCAAAAAGAGACGTTACCGCTCCATTTGCAAAAAGTCCACGGGCAATAGACCTAAATTTTGACGCTTTATTTGATGCTGGAATTGATTTAAATACAATTAATCGTTCTGTCGCAGACCAATTAAATGTGGATTACGATAGATATTTAAATGATGGTGGTAACATCAACGATTTCACATATGTGTATACCAATATTGCCAAAAAAGGTGGTTTATCTGCTTTCACCAACGAATTACTAAAGTCATTTACTGAAAGTGCTCCTATGGTGGGTGGAATTGTTGGTGGAGTTAAAACAGGATCAAAAGTTCCAGGTCCATTGAAAATACCTTCAATGATTGCTCTTGGTGGTGCAGGAGCTTTTACTGGTGACAAAATAGGACAAAAGGCGGTTGATGCTTTAGGCTTTGAAGACAAAGCATATTTCCCACAAGACAGGTTTGAGGCTAAAGTAGGGGACATCCTTGGTGGGGATGTGGCTTTTGTAATGGGAGCACCTTATTTACTGCCAGCCAAAAAAGGTCAGACCCTTCAGAATATATTGGTTTCAGACTCATTAAACAATATTCCTAACTATTTTGGTTTAAAAAAAGTAATTAAAGCTCCTTTAAAAATATTAGATGTTTTAGAAACAGGACTTGTTCAAGCAGGAAAGGCTGCAAAGGGTCAACTTGGTAAAGGTGCTCAAACGGCATTTTTTGGGTCAGAAGTTGTGGGATCTGGTGGAGCTGCTTTAGGTGGAGCTACGGCTGATAAATTCGTCCCAGATAGTGGTATAACACAGTTTGGTGGAGAAGTAGGTGGTGGACTTTTAGCTTCTAATAGTCCAACAGCCATACTTTCTCGTTTTATTCCATCTTTAACTGGCTCATTAAAAGGTCAATTAGGAACAGATGCAAGAGAAACTAAATTAGGTCAAAAACTTAGAAAATATTTCTTAGCTGCAGGAGAAGACCCTGATCAAATTGCAGATACCCTTGAAGCTAATATAATAAGTGAATCTGACACAGATCAAAGTTTGTTCTCCCCTGAGAGATTACGAGACATTATAGAAGATTTAAAAATAGACCTTCCAGAACTTACGCCTGCTCAAATAACTGGTTCTCCTTTATTGTCTAGGCTTCAATTAACTTTGAGTAAAGCTCAAGGTGGTGCGGATGAACTCTTGGATTTAGAAGCAACAAGGCGATTAAATGAAGGTTATGAATTTATAGAACAACTTGCACAAGGTTTAGAGAGCATCGGCACAGTAGAATCAGTCCGTGCCGCTATGGAGATAAGAGAAAAAGCTTTTTCAGAAGTTTTAGAAACAGAATTAGCAATAGCTAACGAAAGAGCTATAGGCGCGGCTCAAAGACTTTCTGATGTGCCTGATTTTGATGATATAGGAAAAAGTTTATCCAACAATATTAACCAAATACTTAAAAACGCAAATGCACAAGAAAAAAAATTATTTGATGAAGTTCCTGAAGGTGAAGTTGATATATCCGATTCCTTTTTTGATAGTATAAATGCAATAAAGGGTGAATTTTTTCTACCGAAGGAACCTGTTGATGCAATAGTTGGATCTGAATTAACAAGAATAGCTAAAGTAAAAAAACTTGTAGAATCAAAGAACTTTGACCCTGATAAGCCAAGACAAAGAGTAACAGTTAAAAACATGATGTTGCTTCGTAGTAAATTTCTGGAGGCTGCAAGAAAAGCTTATGCAGACGATCAATTTATGGCTGCAAAAGCTTATAAACAAATGTCTGAAACAGTTTTGGATGAATTAGATATATTTTTACAAGATGACACTAGCTATGCTCTTGCTCGTGCTTTTTCCAAAGGTAAAAACGATGCTATACGAAGAACTTTTGTAAAAGATTTATTGGCGAAAGATAAGAATGCGGTAGATTACATCCCAGATGAATTAATTGCAGATAAACTCTTTGAGGGAAGAAATACAGCCGTTATTTTAAAAACAGAACAAATGAGAGATGCTGCAACTTTTGTTCAAAGAAAATTAGACGAACTCAACATTGACCCAGAATTGCGTATTTTAGCTGGAGATGATTCAGGGCCTGTTGACAGTGCAGATTTAGATTTAAATCTAACACAAGCCACAAGATTTGCGGCGAAAGAAATTATTGACCCTGTCACAGGTATGGTAAATGAGAGGAAAGCAGCTGATTTTTTAAATAAATATGATCGTATATTGACTGTATTCCCACAAGTTAAGACCATGATTGAGGATGGAAAACAGTTAGAAAAGTTTGCAAAATTAACTGAATCCAAAGCTTTTAAAGAAAACTTTGAAAAAAGAATAAAACAAAATGATGTTTTAGCTAGAGTAATAGCTTATGCAGAACCAGATTTAGCCATTGCAGAGGCTATAGGTGCAAAAAGACCAAAAGATAGAATTGAAAAACTTATTCAAAGTGTAAAACAAGCATCTGTGAATAAAGATATAGCTGATCAATTAAGACAAGAAGGTTTTGAACCCGAAGAATTAATGGATGGTTTAAAATCTTCCATAATAAATTATATGTTTAACACCGCTACTGGAAAAGATGGTTTAAATTATCAGGCAGCCTTAAACACTGTTTTCGGTCCTTTAGACGTTGACGGTGCTGTTGGGGCAGCTACTATTAGAAAAAGTGGTGGTAAAGGAAACAGAACTCCTCTTGTTGATATTTTAAAAAGCGAAGGTCTTTTTTCGCAAGCAGAGTTAGATAGACTACAATATATCTTGGAAACAGGAGCAAAATTACAATCGTCTACTCAAGGAGGTCCTGTACCAACAAACTTAGTAGATGATACTAATTTACTTGTCAGAGCGGTGACAAAAATCGCAGGTTCAACAACTGCTACAAATATGGCAAGAACTTTAGGATTACGACCACAAGGACTTGTTGAGGCTAATGTTGGAGCGCAAGCTGCAGATAAAATGATTAATTCTATTCCCGAAGCTTTACAAGTTGATATGCTTCGTAAAGCAGTTTTTGATCCTAAATTTCTAGTAACGCTTTTGCGAAAAACAAATACGGATAAACAACTTCAGGAATCTGTAAAAATGATGAATGCTTACTTAATTGGCGCAGGTCTAAGATTGTCTGAGGAGGATGAATTAAAAGACTCAGGCGTTGATGAAACTACTGAACAATTATTAGAGGATGCAGGAAGACCAGATATTATAAATCGTGCTCGTAATAATGAAGATGTAAGACAAAGAGCTTTAGAACTAATGAATAGATCTTCTGACGCATCTCAATTAAGCCCCTCTTTAAATCCTAGCGCACCGCGAACCGCAGCCCAACAACCACAGACTAGAAACAGACTAGCAAGTGCCTTTCCAAGTGACGGTATTCTTGGTTTGATGAGGACATGATGGAAGCGAACTTTTTCAAAAGTTTAGATATGGTGCTTAAACACGAAGGCGGATTTGTGGATCATCCCAAAGATCCAGGCGGGGCTACAAATCGCGGCATCACTTACAAAACATATGAAAAATTCCTTGGTAGACCTTTGAAGGACATAAACGAATTAAAAATGATACCTCACACTGATGTTGAAAAAATTTACAAAAAATCTTTTTGGGATCGAGTAAAAGCAGACCAACTTCCAAGTGGAGTTGATTTTTTTTGTTTCGATTGGGCTGTTAATAGTGGTCCTTCGAGATCTGCACGATATTTACAAAAGGTTGTTGGTGCAGAACAGGACGGGGCTATCGGACCAATGACCTTGGCTAAAATACATGAACAAGATTCTTTACACGTTATTGATGAACTACATAAAGAACGACAAAGTTATTACGAAAATTTAAAAACCTTTGAATATTTTGGTAAAGGTTGGACTCGTAGAAATGAAGAAACTAAAGAAGCTTCTTTAGCAATGGTGGTATAAATGGTTTTTGCACCCGACATTGATGCAGCTGCGTCACAGAATTATGAATCAAAAGGTGGGTTTTTTTCTGGGGGAAAAAGAACTAATAAAAAGTTTTACGAAAATCTGTCTAAAAAAGACAAAAAGAAAGAACGTGAAAAAGCTATGGAGATCCTTGGAGAAGGAGGATTGTCTGCCATAGATCGTTTTAAAAAGTCTCAAGGTATGACGGATACAAATCCTTATGGTAATCAAGGTTTTTTTACGAGAGTTTTTGGAATTAATCCAAACAAAATGGACTATAGTAGGCAAATACCCTCTCAAGGAATTCAAAACATAATCAGTTCTAAATTTGATCAATTTATCGATCCTTTTCAAGCTGGAATACCTGACGCAGGCCAAATTGGCACAGAAAGAGGTGCTTTAAAAAGACCTATTAAAAAAGGTCAAATGACAGGATTTGGGATTGCAAGTGCTGTACCAAGACAACAAAGTGGAAAAGAGGTTTTAGCGAGGGCTTTATTTTCCAAAGCTAGTCCATTTGGCTTGCCATTAGCTTTTTTAGATACTAAAGAACAAATGATTGAGGGTAGCCCTGAATTTACAGAAAGATTATCTGAAGGACCACAAGGTAGTTTAGGGTATATTAATAGAGCCATAACACCTTTGGTAGGTGGTGCGGATATTCCTTCTGGCATTTCCACTCTAAGAGATAGTTTAAGAGAATTCTTTAGAGGTGGTAAAAAGCAACCTACAAACACGAATCAAGGCACAATGTCTCCATCTGAAATGCTAATTGATTCATATCAGAAAATTGAAGACAGACGTCCCTCTAAAATTCCTCCTTTTCAAAATTTAGGACTAGGTCAATTTATGGACATTGTTGACTTAAACATTGACGAATTCAATAATAGTGATTTGAGAGAAATATTAAGAACGGGTGTACAAAATAGAGGTAGTCTTTTTGGTATACGAGAACAGCTATTTGACTTGATGATGAAAAACCAAAAGTCAGGTGTTCCAAACTTTGCTATTGATGGCCCTAAAAGAGTTTAAATTAATTTCATTTGACTTTCATCAGTAAGCCAATCTTTTAATTCTTCTCCAAGCACTTTACTTGCTAAATTTTTCTTACTTTTTAAGGCTTTAAGTACTTTTTCATCTACAGTTTTTGGGCTTACCAAATCAACATATGTCACACTCTTAGTCTGACCGATTCTATGTGCTCTATCTTCAGACTGAAGTCTAATTTCTAAATCATAATTATTTGAATAGTAAATAACGGTATTAGCTTGAGTAAGCGTAATTCCAAAACCCCCAGTACGACTATTACCAACAAAAAAACGTACATTCGAATCAGGGTCTTGAAAAGAATCTACTGCTATTTGTCTTTCTTCTTGTGAGGTAGCACCGTAAAAAGTAACAAAACTGTCCTTACCAAATTTTTCTGACAATTCTTGCCCAATATTCACAATATCGTGAACGAATGTAGCCCAGATTATGATTTTACCATTTGCTTCTTCACAGACATTGATAAGTTCGTTTAACCTGTCATTTTTTATTTCTGTAGTATTGCCTTCGTCATCATTTATAAACCCACAACATATTTGTTGAAGTCGTATGATTTGTGTAAGAACATTCGTTGTTGTTGATAACTGACCATCCTCTAACATAGCCAAAGCTAACTTGGACATTTGCATATATACTTTGTTTTGTTCAGGAGAAAGAGGCACTTCTCTTCTAATAAAAATCTTATCTGGCAAATCAAGACAATCTTTCTTTAAGGTTCTACTTGAAAAACCATCAAGTTTCTCGTTTAACTCTTCTAACTTTCTAAATCCTACAATCTGTTGAATTGAACGTGGTCCAAAATTCCTTTTCTGAAGAACTGCGTATCGAGCTTGAAATGAATAATAACTTTTAAAATTGAGTAATGTCGGGTTCAGAAATTCACACTGAGAGTACAGATCCATTGGAGATTGAGTTATGGGAGAGCCTGTCAAAATACGTTTGTATTTACAGTTTTGTCCTACATAAATTACATTCTTGGTTCTTGAAGCTTTTCTATTTTTAATAGTAGTGCTCTCATCCACGATTATCATACTATTAGGAAAACGTTTTGTGAACCAATGAGCAGTATTTGTGCCTTTAGCTGTACTTAAAGCTTCTACATTCATTACAAATATTTTTAATTTTTTGGTATGGCACAAATTTTCAAAACTAGACCTAAACTTTTGTGTTATGTTTGGTTGCCAAGCAAGCACGACATAGTCGGTTTTATCTGACATATGAGTTGGGATCTCTTTATAAACCCAATTATGATACACTCCCTTTGGGGCAATAATTAAAGCAGCGTCAATTTCATTTTCTTGATACAATAAACCTAAAGTATCCACCGCTATTTTTGACTTCCCAGTTCCCATTTCCATAAACAAAGCATAATATTTTTCTTGCCAAGATTTTTCTAAAACTTGCATTTGATGTTCGTAAGGTTTTGTTTTAAAATCGAATAATTCAATAATTTCAGACATAATTTTCTCCTTGACTATCAGATATTATGCGTTATTATCAGATAAATCAAGAGTAAAATCTCTTTAAACATGAAACACGAACCAAGGAGCAACTATGGGCGATAATTTAAAATCGTTATTCCAAGCAGATGCGGAAGAAAAACAAAAATCTGCTTTCGAAGGACTCAATGACCAAGGTCTAAGTATTGTAGCTATTTTAGCCAAAAGAATTCAAAACGTTGAAGAAAATTTGGCTAAATCTGAAAATTTAGTAAAACAATATAAAAAAGAACTCCTCAAATTGACTGACGAAGAACTTCCACAACATTTAGCAGAGATGGGGCTTTCAAGCATCAAACTTGAAGACGGATCAAAAGTTGATGTCAGAAAGACATATGGTGGAAGTATTAGGAAAGACAGTGAGCAGGAGGCTTTTGCATGGTTACGTCAAAACGGATATGGGGACATAGTGAAAAATATAGTTTCCGTGGACTTCGCAATGGGGGAAGACACCAAAGCAAAAGAGTTTCAGTCTCTTGCGTTAAAAAGTGGGTTAAACCCAAATCAAGTGGAAAAAGTTCATCCACAAACCTTGAAGGCTTTTATAAAAGAAAGAGTAGAACAAGGGGACGAATTTCCAATGGAACTTTTCGGAGCATTTATTGGACAAAAGGCAACTATAACAAAAGGAGGTTCGAAATGACCCAAGCTAAAACTACTGTTGCAGAAAAAAAAGAAACCGCAGTAGCCACTAATGATCTTGCTTCAATGTTTGTAGCAGATGCATCTGGAGGGTTACAAAATGTTGAGACTGAAGATTTAGCCTTACCTTTTCTTAAAATTATATCAAAGTTAGACCCTATTCTAGATGAAAGAGATGATGTCAAAGCAGGGGACATAATTAATACGGTCACAAATGATATCGTTAAAGGTAAAACAGGCATTAAAGTAGTGCCTTGCTTTTTTCAGGTAAAATATATCAGGTGGTCACCTAGAGGTTCTGGCACAGGTGCTCCAGTTGCAATATATGACAGGAATGACCCTGCAATGCCTGAAGTAAAACGAGATCCCAATGACAACAGAGAGTATGTACAAGATGGGTCAGGTGATTACATTGAACAAACTGCTCAATGGTATGTAAAATACATTCCAGTAAAAGGCGGTGCTACAAATGCGTTGATCGCCTTGAAGATGTCACAATTGAAAAAGTCTAAAAAATGGCTTTCAATTATTATGTCACAAGAAATGGATACCCCCACGGGTAAAGTACAAAAGCCAATGTTTTCACAAATATATTCCCTAAAAACAGTGTCTGAGGAAAATTCCAAAGGTTCTTGGCATGGTTGGGAGATGTCTTTGGACAAAGAAATCGATGATATTAATTTGTACAAATCTTGTAAGAGTTTTTCTGAATCAATTGAAAAAGGTGAGGTAAAAGTAAAGCACACACAAGATGGTCAGGAAACTTCTGAATCTGAAGACGTTCCTTTTTAAAAAATTGAACAATGAACATCGAAAAATTTGCCAGTATTTTTGTTGGCTTGAATGAGGCTTATGGAACTTATGAAATCCAGAAGCAACAGGCAAACGGCAAGAATACTGGTCAGGCAAAGATTATACGTGACCCACGGACTTTAGATACTTGGAAAGGTCATCTAACAGGAAAGGGTCATAGCGTTGGCATTATTCCGATTAATAGTGAGAATATGTGCAAATGGGGCTGTATTGATGTAGATCAGTACAACTTCAACCACAAAGAACTGATTGATAGAATTCAAGATTTAAAATTACCTTTGGTAGTTTGTCGATCTAAATCAGGTGGAGCACATATCTTTCTTTTTTGTGATAACTGGATTAACGCAAAAGAAATGCAAGATACTTTAAGTAGTATTAGCGCAGGTCTTGGCTTTAGTGGTTCAGAGATTTTCCCAAAACAGATAAAGCTTAATTTAGAACGTGGCGATATTGGTAATTTCCTTAATATGCCCTATTACAATATGGACAGGGGTTTGAGGTATGCTTTTAATATTGATGGAACCGCAGCTTCGCTTGATGAGTTTATTAAGCTTTATGATGATAATGTTCAAACTGTAGAGCAAATACAGGCTCTAAGCATTGAAAAGACTGAGGATAATCTCGTCAAAGATGGACCACCTTGTTTGCAAACTTTATGTACACAAGGTTTTCCTGATGGCACACGTAACAACGGGCTTTTCAATTGTGGGGTATATCTTCGCAAAGCTTTTCCCGATACTTGGGCAGAGGAAATTGTAAGCTACAACATGAAATACATGAACCCTCCATTAGCATTGAGTGAGGTTAATGTAATTGTACGACAACTTGGTAGAAAAGATTATGCCTACAAGTGTAGTGACGCTCCGATAAATGAGTATTGTGATAAGACTAAATGTCTTACAAGGCGTTTTGGTGTAGGCAATGCTGTGGCAAATGCCACAATTGCCAACCTTAGAAAATACAATTCTAACCCACCTGTTTGGTTTATGGATGTAAACGGTGAGCCTCTAGAATTAGATACAGAAGCTTTAATGAGCCAACCTGCTTTTCAAAGATGTTGCATAGACCAATTAAATTTTATGCCACCTACTGTTAGCAAACCAATATGGGAAAACAGGTTAGGAAGTTTGTTGCGTGATATGACTGAAACCGAAGGGCATATTATGGAGGCTTCTGATGATTCGTCTGTTAAAGGTGCTTTCTATGAATATCTAGAAGAATTTTGTCGCAATATGCAAACAGCAAGCAACAAAGAAGAAATACTTTTACGTAGACCTTGGACTGACGAGGAAGAAGGACACACGTATTTTCGACTACGCGATTTCGAAAACTATCTAAAAAGAAATCGTTTCTTTGATTTTAAAGTACACAAAATAGCACAGAGATTAAGAGACATTCAGGGTGTTTCTGCGACATTGAGGATAAAGGGTAGGGTTGTAAGAGTTTGGCAAATTCCTGCATTCGAAGTGCCAACGACAGACGTACCAACACCAGACTTTGAGGTTGATGATGTCCCCTTCTAAAATTTTAAAAATTTATGGGCCACCTGGTACTGGAAAAACAACTACCTTATTGAACTTGGTCGATAAAGCTATAGAGGAGGGTGTTCAACCAAATAGAATTGCTTTTGTAGCTTTTTCAAGGAAAGCGGCACAAGAAGCAAAAGAACGTGCAATAAAACGCTTCGGGTTTGAAGATGACAGCGATTTACATTTTTTTAGAACATTGCATAGCTTTGCGTTCCAGTTATCCGACATTAAGCAAAACCAACTAATGACAGATGACCATCTTAAAGAGCTTGGATTAAAGATTGGTTTTAATCTTACTCGTAAAGCTTCTGTAGAGCCAGAGGACGGCATCTCAGCTATCACTAGTGCTGAAAGCCCTGTAATGCAAATAATTCAATTGTCACGGCTTAAAAGAGAGCCTGTAGACGTAACTTATAATGAGTCAACGATTGAAGAGAGTTTGCAAGAGGTAATTTATGCATTTAATTCTTATAAAAAGTACAAACAGTCTTTAAGACTTTATGATTACACCGACATTTTAGAATACTTTGTAGCTAACAATGGGAAATATTGCCCACACTTTGACGTTGTCTTTGTTGATGAAGCACAAGATTTATCAAAATTACAATGGGAAATGGTAAACGTGATCGTAAACAGATCTAACAAAGCATATGTTGCAGGCGATGACGATCAAGCTATATTCAGGTGGGCTGGAGCAGATGTTGAATCTTTATTAACTTTAGACAGTCCATCAGAAGTTTTATCACAGTCTTTTAGAGTTCCAAAATCTGTGCATAGTGTTGCAGAAAAGATAGTATCTAGAATTAAAAATAGAAGAATTAAGAAATACCTACCGCACACGGTTCAAGGATCTGTAAATGTTAGAGTAAGTGCGCCCGTTGATGAAATGAACAAAGGAACTTGGCTTATACTTGCTCAATGTGCTTATATGTTACAAGAAATTACTGAAAATTTAAGAAGTTTTGGCGTATTGTTTGAATATAAAAATAAGAGAAGCATTAATTTCTCAATCGTTACCGCTGTTTTAGCTTGGAAAGCGTTGCAAAACGATGAAGAAATTTTCGGTACAGACCTTAATCATATGTATACTTGGATGAAGACTAACACTCGTATTAAACGTGGCTATAAGAAGCTACCTAATGTCGAAATGAATGATAGATTTAAGTTCCAAGATTTAGTCAACAGTATGGGTTTAAAAGCAGATATTGAAATGAATTGGGACATTGCTTTAGATAGATTGCCCGAAGAGGAATCCAGTTACATATCTGCGCTGTTACGCAGAGGTCAGAAAATAGATGAAGACCCAAAAATTAAAATTTCTACTATACACGGTGCAAAGGGTGGTGAAGCTGAAAATGTTGTAGTTTATACAGATATATCCCGTGCATCAGACGAAGCCCGTCTGTCCAATACTGTGGAAGGATTCAGAATATCTGAAGATTTACACAGACTTTTTTATGTTGCAGTAACTCGTACTAAAGAAAATCTTTATTTAATCACACCAGAGGATGCAGTTAGAAGCTATCAGATATGACCTATCAAATTATTTATGCAACTGACCCCTATATAAACCCAGAATCAAAAAAAGTGGTCATTAATGTTCTGAAAAGAGAAGATGGTAAAGATACAGAATTTCATCAATTTGAAATTACCGATAAAAACGCTTTTCAGCTTGGCATTGAACTATTACAGATTTTTGAACGGCATAAAGAAGAAAAATTATGACATTACAATTTGCTATGTTCCAAGAAAAATCTGATTGGATTCCTCCAACCGAACTTCCTGATTTATCTAGCGCAAAAGAAATAGCAGTAGACCTCGAAACAAGGGATACAAACATAAAATCTTTAGGACCTGGTTGGCCTCGTAAAGATGGATATATCATTGGATTTGCGGTGGCAACGTCTTTTTGGAGTGGATATTTACCTATAAAGCATGAAGGTGGCGGAAACTTAGATGCCAACATTGTAAAAAAGTTCATGCAAGAAGTGCTTAGTCTTCCATGTCCGAAGGTAATGCACAACGCACAATATGATCTTGGATGGTTAAAATCTGAAGGTTTCGAAGTAAATGGTAAAATCATCGATACGATGGTAGTTGCATCACTTCTTGATGAGAATAGGTTTAGTTATAGTCTAAATGCCGTAGCATTCGATTACATAGAGAAAATTAAGTCTGAAAAAGGTTTGGAACAAGCAGCTCGTGAGTTTGGCTTAGACCCAAAGGCGGATATGTGGCAATTGCCTCCCATGTTTGTTGGACCTTATGCTACCGCTGACGCAGAAATTACATTAGAAGTTTGGGAATGTTTTAAAAATCTCATCACGAAAGAAAATTTAAAAACTGTATTCGAATTAGAACGAGATTTACTACCTTGCCTTGTTGATATGACGTATCGTGGCATACGTATAGATCTTGATAGAGTAGAACAAACAAGTCAGTACATTCGTAAAAAAGAAATACAGGCTGTTAAAAAGATTAAAGATTTATGTGGTTTCGAGCCAGAAATATGGGCAGCTCAATCGCTTGCCAAGGCATTCGATAAGCTTAGTATACCATACCCAAAGACCGAAAAAAACGCTCCGTCTTTTACTAAAAACTTTCTACAAACCACGGATCACGAGCTTGCTAAAAGTATTTTACAAGCGCGAGAGTACAATAAGACGAATGGCACATTCATAAACGGACTTTTGAAATATGTTGATGACAAAGGACGCATTCATGGACACATAAATCAAATTCGTTCTGATGATGGTGGTACAGTTTCTGGGCGAATCAGTATGAACAACCCAAATTTGCAGCAAATTCCAGCACGGCACGAGGAACTTGGTCCCATGATTCGTTCCGTATTCTTACCTGAAGAAGATGAGAAATGGGCTTCGATAGACTATTCACAACAAGAACCACGCATTCTTGTGCATTTTGCTTCTGCTCTACAGGGCGGAAAAAGTGGTAGAATTATGAAAGGTGTGGATGATTTCGTTAATGGGTATGTAAATGATCCTGACATGGATTTTCATAGCATGGTTGCAGAGATGGCAGATATACCCAGAAAATCTGCAAAAGTTTTAAACTTAGCCTTAATGTATGGTATGGGTGTTGCCAAAATGTCGAATCAATTGGACGTGTCTCTTGAGGAAGCAAAAGAACTTACAGCACAATACCATGAGAGAGTGCCTTTCGTTAAAAAAACAATGGATATCGTATCACAAACGTTACAAGACAATAAACGAAACGGATATATTGTATCAATTCTTGGCAGAAAACTAAGGTTTAATTTGTTTGAACCTACTAGTTTTGGTGTTCATAAAGCGATGGGATATGAGGAAGCACGAGCACATTACGGAGATCATACTGCTTTGAAACGTGCGTACACATACAAAGCTTTAAACAGGCTTATCCAAGCAAGCGCAGCTGATATGACCAAAAAAGCAATGTCTGATTTATATAATGAACATAAAATTATTCCATTGTTACAAATACATGATGAGCTTGCCGTAAGTGTGAAGGATGAAAGTCAGGCAAAAAGTATTGCTAACATAATGGAAAATACTGTACAGTTAAAAGTACCAATGAAGACCGATCTTGAAATAGGTTTGAGTTGGGGTGAAGCAAAGTAAATTTTCATATCTCCCCAGATGTGGTTTTTTTCTAGCGTTTTAAACCACTACTGACCCCTGATTGCTAGGTATCAACTACGTCAGGGGTCTTTTTTTACTTGTATGTATAAGATAAATGTTATATATTCTTATTAATAAAGGAGATAAAAATGGATTTAACTAAATGGAAGTCTATTTTAGTGCCTGTGGATGTATATGAGGGCATTAAACAAATTGCAAAACTTGAACAGCGAACCATTGGTGGACAGTTAAAGATTATGTTTGAAGTGTTTTGCAAGTCTGAAGGCTATCAGATAACAAAAAAATAATTAATAAATTAATAGACATATTCTTCTCTTTTTTTTAAACTTAAAAATCAATTTTTTTATTCGGAGAGAATCATGAGCGAATTGCCTAATCGCAGACCGTGTGTAACTTCTGATATGGGCATGGGTATATCTGTCACCGTCAGTTATCATCCTGAATCTAAAAAACCCGTGGAAGTATTCTTATCGAGTCGGGGTAAAGCATCTGACAATGATATGCAAAACGTTTTGTACAATCTAGGTGTCGAGGCATCATCACTCATGCATAAGGAAAATCCTTTTACAGAGGAAGGCGTGGAGAAATTAAATGGACGAAGCGAGTAGAATGTCGGTTGAACAATTTGCCGAAGAATTAGATAAATTAAATAACAAAGTGGTTAATTTAAGACCACCAAAAAAATATCAGTCTATGGCTAAAGCTAAAAACGCAAGAGAGTTGGGAGCATTGAGAAGAGACTTGTCAACTAGACGAATGCTATCAGGACAACTAAAATACATAAACAAAACTTAATCGTTTATCCACGTTAAAACAGTATCCCTGTCCCATCTGTCCCAAATAAACCAAGCAAATGCCATTTTGCCAGAACCATACCATGCTTCGTCATGATCTCCGCGAATCATCGTCAGCCTCTTGCTATATACCATGACCTTCGAAGGACGTTTGCGTGTAAAAATCTTATCGTGTCTGCCTTGTCCTTCTAAAAATGCCAATCGTAACAACATAGCAAATCCGTTGAAATGTTCTTCCTGATCCATAAAATCTAGGCATTTCGTAACAAACTCATTAGCCAGTTTGTAAGGCGGATTAGTCACGACCCACGGTGCTTCTATCTTTGTCTCCATTAAAAAGTCTATGCCCGACTGACCGTAGCCCCTGTTTACCAAATCGGTGCTCAAGACCCTCATATCATAGTCTTTTTCTAAAATTTTAGAGATTGCACCATCTCCGCAAGCTGGCTCCCAAACATCCTTGCCCCACACATGAGGCGAACCCTCTCTAATGTCGTGATGCTTCATAAAACTATGTGTTGCATAGTCGGGTGTTGGATAAAAATCGTTTTTTTCTCTGCTCATACTGCAATGATATATAATAAATTTTATATATTCAAGCAATTTTGCTTGCAACCAGATAAGATTTATCTTATATGTTAATAAAACGGAGGTAAAAATGATTGATCCTTTAATTTGCATGGCAACAGCTATTTATTTTGAATCAAGAAGTGAACCTATTGTTGGGCAAATTGCCGTGGCAAACGTGGTAATGAACCGTGTTATTGATCATCGTTATCCCGATGATATTTGTTCTGTCATAAAACAAGGTCCTACTTATTCGTGGGAACAGGACTATCCTGTTCGTGACAAATGCCAGTTTAGTTTTTATTGTGATGGTAAAAGCGATGTTGTGCCTAACAATGAAGTGTGGGAAGTTTCAATTATGGTAGCTTACGGAGTAATGACCTTTCGCACGTATGATGTGACAGAGGGTGCAACACACTATCATGCAACCTATGTGTATCCCGATTGGGCTGAATCAAAGGAAAAAACCGTGCAAATAAATAATCATATATTTTATCGTTGGAATTATAAATGAAAAAAGATGATGGATTTCAATTCTCAACTGAAGAAGGTTCTGATTTTTCTATCGGAGTTGATATGGGCTTGGATGTTATGAATTTAATAATGAAACATATCCAAGCAAGATCGATTGAAAACGAACCTGTCGTATCTATTGGTGTTTTAGTTGCCATATTCGGATGCTTGTATGATATGACAGAAGATCAGGATTTATCTAAAGATGAAAATTTCGAACCTGTCGATAAATTAATTAAAATAGCACAAACAATAGCAAAAAGTTCAAACACAGTAGAAGGTGTAACAATAAACTAATGAATAAAGATGATATTGCTCTACAAATTGTTAGAGAAAATTTGGCAAAAGAAAATTTAAAATATTATGAGGAAGAGGATTCGTTTATTGATGCCGTGCAACGTATTCGACTGCTTATAGAAACAACAATCGCAATGCGTTGTGAAAAGGCTGGGTACGACATTATTGAAGCAGAAGAATACGCAAGTAAAATCCGTAAAGATTGGCGGAGGGTTCTGCGTGGGTACTAATGCTAAACGTTGACAAAATTAAATCAGAAGAAACTTACGATTGGATTCTTAATCGTCATTATGCCAAACGTGTCCCTAATATCACCGATGCGTTTGGCTTGTATGACGGCAAAGAACTAATAGGAGTGATTACCTATGGAATTCCACCCTCACCATCTCTTTGTCGGGGCATTTGTGGCGATGATTATTCTCACCTTGTTCTCGAACTAAACCGTGTTTGCCTCCTACGCAATAATAAAAACGAAGCCTCCTTCTTTGTTGCTAAAACTCTGAAGATGGTGCGCAGCCCACGAATCGTGGTGTCCTATGCAGATACAAGCATGAACCATGTCGGAACAATCTATCAGGCGTGTAACTTTATCTATACAGGAATATCCGCAAAAAGAAACGAATGGCGCGAAATAGGAACTAATAAACATTCAAAAACTTTGTGTGAGCAAGTGTCCCTAAAAGAACGTATGCGTGAAACAGATAAATATGAGCACATAGCGCGACCCCAGAAACATAGATACATCTATCTATTAGGTTCTAAAAAAGAAAAGAAAACGTTTAAAAAAGCTTTAAACTATCCAATCGAAGAATATCCGTCTGGCACTTCTAAAAGATACCAGACGGATGCTCATGTGATTAAAACACAGTTACGATTGTTTTGACCAATAACCGTAAACACAACGTGTCCCATTTCGAGAAGGATCATGCGTGTCATGGATGACACCATCAATCATTGCTGTAACGTGAAGACTACAATTGACTGCAATCGTACCGCTTGGCAATTCATCCGACCTTAAATGAACCGTGCAACCCGAACCAATAGACATTGTCGGTGTCCAGACAAGATCAAGTGCTTCAGCTACTTTTTTAACGGTAGCTTTATAAACACCTGAACGAACTGTTGATTTATTACGTTTGCGCTTGGACTTTCGCTCTCGCTTGGAAAACTCCTTAATAAGATCTGCAACCTCATTATATGATTTGCCACTTACGATTGCAAAAGAACGACATACACAGTCATCAGCACGACCTTTAAATCCTGCCTCCTTCGCGCCTCCGTCATTAAAAACAAAAGTTTTATTAACAGGTTTGTTAATATGACCATTAAGAGCTTCAGAAATTAAACCCTCTAATGTAATTTTTGACTCAGACATAACTAACCCCTTTCAGGTTTCTGATTGTTTATAAACTATTTCAAATAGCCCAATGTTTCACGTGAAACATTGCAAGACGGTAGTCCTCATGGCTACTGGAACTGTTGGCTCAACCTTCGAAAAAGTATTCCGTAAGTGTCTTCGCCATGAAGAGTACCTATACATAGTATACCACAAGTCGCATACATTTAATAGTTTTATTTTAAAGTGAATGAAAACAACGAGTTAACGGAATGTTTCACGTGAAACATTGTCGAAAATATCACCAAAATCGCTTGTTTTGCACTTTGGCGCGAATCGAAGACCCGATTCGTTTAACCCCATAATCTGGCTAGAATGATATAAATATAGCTCCATCGTCTTTAAACCGCGAACCAAAACCCATGCCGATGAATTCTGATGCCTTAACATAAAGCTTAGTTGGTGGGGAGAAATCTTCACGGCAAAGTTAGGACTTGTCTTTAACTCCAGTAAATGAAACACGCCTCGCGGATCAGAATAAAAAATGTCAGGAAAACCAAGACTTACTGTCGTCTCTATTCTAGTTAGATGAGACTTTGATAGATTCTTTTTCTGATATTTCTTTAAATCCTGATATAGCTTCGACTCTGGCTTCTTCGATTTGCTTGGTTGCTTCGCTAGGAGTGATGTTGATAACATTGTTTCCATATGAATTCTTTAAATCCTGAAGTGCCTTCTCTACCTCTTCACGGCTCATAGAATCGATAGAACCATGTCTTATCTCAGACTTATTAACGTAAATGTTTCCTTGAGCTTGACCTCTTCTGTATTCTGCTTGAACCGCAGCTGAATACGCTCCGTTCTCTAAAGCTATGTCCCTGATGCGTTGTAAGTCTCTTACGTGCCTCGAAAAGGTGATCCCGAACTTTTCATCTAATTCAATTTTCTTTTTACGAATTTCAGCAACCACATGGGGACATATGTTTGGGTTCGTTAACTCATATGCCTTAGAGTGAGCACTTTTTTCAGAATATCCTGCGTTTATCGCAGCCTGTCGCTTCGTGATTGTACCATCATTGTCCACGAGTTGAGTAACAAAACGCTTCTGCTTGTCTGTCAAAGGGCTGTTTTCATTTAAACCTCTACCTTTTGGTCTTCCACGACCTCTAGATATAGGACTATTTTCTTTTTCCATTTTTGTTCCCAATAAATTTTAAACAAAGTTTGCAAATATTATACTAATATATATATAGAAATATACAAATGTAACTTTTGTAACTTTTTTGAAAAACCAAATATGTTACAATCTGTTCTTATATTATATAATAATATCAACTACTTATTAACAGTGTAACTTTTTTCACACCTGTTACGCCTTTAAAAAATATTTTTTATTTTTTTTTATTTTTCACACATAGTAATAGACGTAGACAAACAAGAAAAAATTGTTTGTTTTCAATATAGTTACACGTAACTTTTTTGTAAAAAAAATGGTGTAACACTCTGTATAAAAATGTTACACCATTAGTTATGTCGTCAAAAATTCACGATCATAATTGCATATGATTCGTTGTTAGTCAATCGTTTTTGTTTTCATTTTATTCTGTACCTCCTTTTAACTTTCTTTTCCGAAAAAGACCCTGTCACCATAAACAAATAAATTTTACTAAATAACCAAATCATATTTCATCCTCAGATAAGTTTACTTCTAGAACCGTTTCATCATTATCTCCGTGAAGAGGATCTTCTTCACATTTTTTAAATTCACAATAGTTTGCTTCAGCTGCCTCCGCATTGTCAGCTTCTACGAAATAATGTGTATAGGTATAAGATTGTGTTGTTACTTTATAAATTGCCATTATTTTCCTCCTAAACTTTTGTTAATAATGCGGAAACAGCCTCCAAAGCTTGTTTGATAGCCTCTTCCCGATCATTCGTAACCACAGACTCCTCTCCTCCTATGATTTCTGTCTCACCATTGATCGAAACTTCAATAGAAAATCTTTCGTCAACACCTTCTTTTGTTGCCTCTTCTTGATTATGAAAAGCAAACAATTGAACGTATGTTTCTGTGTCATTGTCTAAATTATAATGAACAGAACCACATGAGTCGTTGTGGTTTGAACAGTTTTCCCATTTTTCAGGGCTTGAATAATATTGTTGGGATTGTTCGTTTAAATCTTTTATCAGATCTGAAATAAAAGCTTGGCATTCTGGATTGTAATACCAAAATATATATTTATCATTTTCCATTTTTAAAAACCTCATCAATATCTCTTTCAAAATCCGTCAACACATTAGCTATTTCATTATGCCAATTTCTTTCATGCATAGATTTTTCTAATTCATTCACAACAATTAATTTTAACCATGTGGTATATTTTTGTTTAAATTCTTCTATTTCCATGATTACACCTCATCATCGTTTGTATGATAAAATGCTTTTGGTTCGTAAAATTGCTCCTCATTGTGTAAAGTTTTCCAAATTGCCGAAAAACAATCCATCCAACCTAAAACATGATTGAGTCTTGCAACTCTATCGACTGATTCTAAAATATCGTCACAAGTCTTTTGCTGATTTTCACTAGCATATTCTTCTGGCAACAAATCTTCTAAACTCATAATAACAGAATCGTGAAATTCTTTTATCAAAGGTTTATTTTCTAAAATTTGATCGTCAGATGAAATTTTGGATAATTTATTGTTTTCAACGAATTGATCAAACAATAAAGTGAGTTTCTTTTTATTTTCTATTTCCATGACTTTTTCCTTCAACAATTATATATTTGACATGATATGCGATAAAGTGCATACTAGTCAAGTAAATAAAAAATGGAGTCAAAAATGAAAGAAAAATATTTAGGTAAATGTGGAGTTGATTCAGGTCAACTTTTATTAACAGATCCTTGTTACTTGAAGTACTTCAAGAACAATGAGTTTGAGGATGAAAGAATTTACGAATGGTTTGAAGGAGGTCGTAAGATGGTCTATCCAAAGGACTTTCAAGATTATAATGAGCCAATTCAAATGACGCAAATTCCTGTTACTTTTAGGACTATGAATGAAATGATTGCGGATGGTCATTACGTTTTAAAAAAATCAAACAAACCTAAAGTTGATTATAGTTATAATGGTTGTTGTCACATTTCTTGTAACCCTGATGAAAATTTAAATGATCAATTAAATGGTTTAGGTGTTTGTTTTTCAACAAGTAACGATGGAGAGTTTGAAGTTTACGGTGCTTTTAATGACGATGAAACTTTAAACTATGTAAAAATTATTTTAAATCAAAGTGAAGATGATTTTTTAGAAGATGAGGAATCT